CGAGGAAGAGGACGATGACGATAGACCCGCCCGCCCTCGTTCCCGCTGGGAGAAGGCAAACTCACTCTCAGGCTATTAAGGAGGATTGTATGATAGATTTTGATAAAGAACCTGATTTTATAAATGAGCAGGGGATTAAATGGTGGTTTGATTCTGTAGCCACAAAATATGCTCAAGATAAAGGATTGAATAATATAATGGTTTGGGCTGTTGAACAGGGTGATAAAACAATAATTTTCGTTATTACTGAAGAAAAAGGTGATTCTGCTGAAGTTATATATGAAACTAAAAGTCTTGAAGATGTGTTTTACCATATTGATTTTTTATGGTTGGCTGCTATTAAAAATAAGTAATTGTAATGATATTTAATTAAAAAGTAGATGATGGATGGTAAATAGAATACTGTATAAGGAGGTATTTACATGGCACGACCAGTTATGAAAACGCTTTCCGATGTCGCCGCTGCAATGACCGACCTCAGTCAGGAAACCCTTTCCCCCACTCCCCTCACCATGGGCGAAGAGGGTGGGCCGCTCGGGGGTCCTCCGACTCCGTTTCAGCCGTCTAACGTGCTGGGGGATAAGGAAGAGGAGATAATGGAGTATCTGTGCACGGAGATTCGGGATGTCCGTGACGGAGCTGACAGAAAGACCTTGCTCCTTAAGTGGGACAAGTGGCGCAAGCAGAGGCTTGCAGTTCCCGATTCGGAGTCGAGGGACTTACCATGGATTAAGTCGTCTAACGTAGTTCCCCCGCTCACGATGCAGAAGGTACAGACGGTGTTCGCAAAGCTTATTGCCGCATTTGCGACAAAGAAGCCTCCAGTTGCCGTCATTCCCATTAACCCTGCTGATACGGATACTGCAGAAGCTCTCGAACGGTGGTACAGGGGGATGGCTGACGATAAGTACGGGCTGGATGTTCGGCGTAAGTTCAAACAGATTGCGTATGAAGTGGTCAGCATGGGAACTCAAGTGGTAAAGGTTCCCTTTAAGTACGAGAGCTGGGCATTCAAGAGAACCGTTGGAGGCGCAACACAAACGGTACAGTATGTTCGGCAGAAGGGGCCTACTATAGTTCCTATTCGGCTTGAAGACTTCTTCACTCGCCCATACTGGAAGGATGTGCAGAGGGCTCCGTGGTGTGGTGTTCGATACCGCTACTTCTACCACGAGCTCAAACAGATGCAGGGGCAAGGCTTCTTCTCCGATGTTGATAAAATACTTGGACAGGCACTTACGCAGTATGATGATAACCTCCAAGCTGAGCTTGAGCGGACTGGAGTCGATACGAGCTCCCTTGGGAAGGAGACTGCTAATCAGGAGTTCGAAGTTTACGAGTGCTATGTCTTCTGGGACCTAGATAACGACGGTATACCAGAGGACCTTATCCTTTGGGTTGAGCCAGACACGGGTACCCTCCTTAGAGCGGAGTATAACCCCCTCTCAGTGAGGGACATAGAGGTAGGAACCTACCTTGATGACCCTGACTCGCTGTTTGGTATTGGTATCTGCAGAATGGTGGAAGGGCCACAGGAGACGCTTACTGCGCTACAGAGAATGCGACTCGACGGGACAAAGCTCAATATGCTCAAGATGTTCCTTGCCCGTCGAGGTGCAGGTATTGGCCCCGATGAGACTCTAGAGCCGTTTAAGATACTCTTTGTAGACGACCCCTTAAGTGACTTTAGGCCGATAGAGTTTCCAGACATCAGTCAGGGCTGCCTCATAGGTGAACAGATGGCAAAGGAGGATGCTGACCGTGTCTCAGGAGCAAATGACTACATGGCTGGCTTTAACGATAAGATTGTCGGTTCGAATGCAACAAGCTCAGGGATGCAGTACCTCGGAAGTCAGGCAAACTCAATTCTCAACAGCCTTCTTGAGAATATCGAGCAGTTCATGACGAATGTGTACATGATTGTGCTCTATCAGGCAATTGCCAATAAGGACTTAGTAGACCTCTCTTGGCTGTCAGAGGAAGACCAAACACTTGTGAGGTCTGTCTTGGACATGAATGTTGAGGACCTGCCAACTAAGTTCCGCTTCTCCGTTAGGACAACGGACATTAACCGAACGGACGAGTCTAGGAAGCAGAACTACATGATGGCGATGCAGCTATATAATCAGTATTTTCAGAGTGCAATGGGAATCGTTCAGATGAAATCAAATCCCCAGGTTCAAGGGAATGCGGACATTCAGGACCTTCTCACGTCCACCTATGTCGGTCTTACAACACTGACCGACAAGATGCTCGAGTTCTTTGACATCGGAGACCCGAAGGATTTCCTTCCCTTTATCGAGCAGTACAAGGTTCAGATGAGAGCGTCCGACAAAGTCCGAGAAGCGCAAGCACAGGCAATGCGAGGAGCAATGAATGGTAACCAAGGAACAGGTATTCAAGAAGCTGGTTTCGGAGGGGCTGGGTTCCCAGGAGCTTTTGGCGGAGCTCTCGCTGGAGCCGGAGCGGTTCCAGGTATGCCGCTCACTCCTGAAATGGGCGGAGCAGGTGGCGGTGGATCGGCTATGCCGGGAAACGCAGCCCCAGGAGTTGGTCCGGTGGCAGGCTAAAGTGGAATTATGTCGTAAGGTCAGGGCAGACCTTGACCTTATCGGAGAACGTTTTGTAAAGGAGGGTATTATCGATGCCTAAACAAACGACTACAAATGATGACAGAGATGGAACAATTCTTGACTCGGTAGGGATCCCAAACCCCGCTGAAGAGGCGGCTCCCGAGGAAGAGGAGGAGGTTCGCTACGTTCTTGAGGGTACTCCTGAGGCAGAGGAGCTTGAGAAGACCCCCGAGCGGAAGCCCCCTGCCACGAAGGATGACCTTGAGCGGCAGCTACTTGAGATGAATGAGCGAATTAAGGCTGCGGAAGAGGGTGTAAATCCAGTTAAACAGTTCGGAAAGCAGCTTGAACAGGTAGTTCAGAGGGTTGGAACTGTCTATCCACAGCAGCAGGTCTCTCAACCACAAGAGACGGCAGAGCAGCGGATCCAGCGGCTCAACAATATGTGGATGGAAAACCCTGCAAAAGCGTATGAGGAGCAGTCTCGGGAGCAGTTGAGACCTGTTCTTGACATCATGTTCTCTACTCAGGCAGCACTTTCGAGGGATTTAGCCCTAATGGACCCGAATCAGAAGCCAATTTACGACAAATATCGTGATGAAGTGGAGCAGGAAGTCGCCCGAATCCCCCCACAAGAGCGGATTCAGGAGCCAAGAGTGTACCAAACCGCCATCCAACGGGTAAAAGCGAGGCATTCTGACGAGCTTACACAGAGTGCGATTGAGGAAGCAGTCAATAAACGGCTCCAAGAGCTCGGAATTGACCCCGCAAAAGCGGCAAAACAGGCAAAACCTGCCGTGTATAGCCCTGCTGGCCAGCAAAGGTCGCAAGGAGGGGGGCTCGGGGGTCCTCGTACAGAGGTTATACCGAAGTGGGTGCAGGTGGAGGCCGCTAAAATAGGGCTTTCAGCGGAATTTTTGTATCAGCATTTGAAGGAAAAGGGTGAATTAAAGGGAGGTAGATGATGCCAAAGGGACAAAATACCGCAACAAAGGGTTTTGCGAAGGACTTATTTACTAAAGAGGCTGGAGCCGAGGGGGCGAAGCCAGCAGAGGGCTTCGTTTCTGAAAATGAGCCAAAAAATAGGGAAATGAGAAAAAAGTACATGGTTGGGATTGGCATGACTGAAGAGGCCGTCTTACGATTAGATAAGCAAGGCGCAATCCTTGTCTTCGAGCAGAAGGAAGCCTTTATGGATTTGTCGGACGAGACGGTTGCGGCGCTTTCGAGGGAGAATAGGTTCCGATTTGAGTCGGCAAAGGAGTTCCACGATGCGTGGAGAGGAAATGAACACGCAGAAATCGTGGAAAAGTTCCAAGTGGACCCCAATATGCAGGGTTCCGCAATGGATAAACTCCAGATGAAGGGACCGCCAGACATGGTAACGAGATGGGTAGCACCGTATAACGTCGAGAAGTATGCGAGTATGGGCTATAAGATTCTTAGCCCAGATGAGGTGAAGACGTTCTTAGGTTCAAAGGGAGGTCATCACGAGATTGGCAAGCTGGGCCAGACGGAGCTGGTTGCTATGGGCATACCGAAAGAACTGTACGACAAGCGCCAGAATAAGAAGGTTGAGCGGAATAATGAGAAGGCAGGAGCGTGGCAGACTTCGGGTCTGTCTGAGTTGAATCGTAGCGGTGCCCAAGGATTTGTGGCATCCGAGAACGATAAACGGCCATGGCACACTCTTGAGGGTGGCGGGTCGGAGTAAAATAATGGCGGTATGGTCCGCCAACGGAGGTCAGTATGGCATTTGAATTGTACAAGCCCGGACCGACGAGTACCCCCCCGATGGAGGACTGGCTGGCGTCTGGCGCAATTGCTGCAGGTGACGTAGTGAAACTTGTAGCAGCGGCGTCTGCAACAGCTCAAGGGAAGGTATCCGTCATTACCGGCGGGCAGGCTGGCACGGATTATAGCTATGGGGTTGCGGCACACGCAGCCGCTGATGGTGAGCACGTGGCGATAATACCCCACAGATCCGGTCAGGTTTGGAAAGCGGATGCAGCGGCAGATTGCGATAACACAAAGATTGGTCTTCTGACAACTTATCTTGCAGCTTCTACGCTTGCAGTTACTACGGGAGGTACCATTACAAATAATGGTAACCGTGTTGTTATCATTGGGCACGAAGGGCCTGCTTCTGCAAGGAAGTATCTTGTCGTGTTCAATCGTGCCACCATCATCGGCGGCTAAGGAGGGGGGTAGCATATGGCAACTGCACCGATGAATAGAGCGGCATATCCTTATCAGTTTGATAAAGAAATTGCGAAAATGGTTTATGGCAAGTATGCCGATCACCCAAAGGAGTTTGACAAGATTGCTAAAATCGCAAACTTCCCTGCGGGCAGAACATATACTGAAGCCGAAATCAGTCCGCTCGGGGGTCTTAGGGCAATGTCAGAAGGTGAGGCAATCACCTATGACGTACCGGTGGAAGGACACAAAAAGTCTATTACCACGGTCAAGTTTGGCCTTGGCTTCCAGCGCACTGAGGAGATGTCTGCGGATGAGCTCTTTTCGATGTCAGACAAAATGTCTTCGAGCTTGGCACGTTCCGCAATAGTCTGCGTAGAGCAGAACTTCTGGAACCTCTTTAACAACGGCTTTTCCTCAACTCTCGGATGGGACGGTAAAAC